GTTCGATTTCGTGCAGCTGCCCGTGCTGCCCGAGCCGCAGCCGTCGTCGCGGTGGGTTGGCAGCCACTACTGCGAAGAGTTCGCCGAACCGAACTGCGCGTTATCGCAGTGCGGTCAGGCGGTGCGGGTGGCGAGGGTGACCAGTTCGTCGATTTGGCGGATGACCTTGAGCTCGACGCCGCGGGGGCCTTTGGCCGGGGTAACGACGATGCGGGCGATCAGCTTGCGCAGGCGCGGCGCCGCTTCGCGGCGGGTAACGGGATCGGCCAGCTCCTCGGCGAGGTTCTCGATCGCGGCGCGGTACTGGCGGGCGAGGCCCGGGTGCAGGGCGAGCACGGGCAGGGCCTCGAGCGAGGCGAGCGCGCGATTGGCCTCGGCCTGCTCCGCCTTGGCGGCTGCTAGCGCGGCGCGGATCTCGGCGAAGCTACTGCCGCCCTCGGCGATGGCGGCGACCAGTCGCTCGACCTTGCGGGCCGCTTCGCCTCGCCGGCGCTCGAGCGCGCGGCGGTCGCGGGCGAGCTCGGCCGCGCGGCGGGCATGTTCCCGCCGATACTCGTCCAGGTACGCGTCAACCACATCGGGTGCGAGCATCTGGCCGGTGAGATCGGCGAGCACCCGGCGCTCGAAATCGTCCTTCGAGATCAGGCGGCTGTTGGTGCAGGCTTTGCCGTCGAGATAGCTGCCGCAGCCGAAGTACTTGTCGCGCGTGACGATCCAGCTGCCGCCGCACACGCCGCAGCGGCCGAGACCTGAGAGAAGGTGGCGCGGCCGTCGCTGCCTGTTCGCGCTCCCGGGCTGGCCTGCCTGGGCGCTGCGATGCTCGAGCTGGGCTTGCACCGCGTTCCAGAGCTTGTCGCTAACTATGCGCAGGTGGGGCGCCTCGCCCACCACGACCTCGCCGGTGCCGGGGCGCATCGACCGGCGGCGGGTGCGCGGGTCCGTGACGGCGCGTGAACGGCCGTAGTGCAGTTGACCGATGTAGACCGGGTTGGAGAGGATGCCGAAACCTTGCCGCCGATGGCCGGCGATCGTCGACGCGCGCCAAATCCCACCGCGGGGCGCCGGTATCCCCTCGGCGTTGAGCTCGCAGGCGATCTCGCGCGCGCTTCGGCCCTTGGCATAGGACTCAAAGATCCGCAGGACGATGGCGGATGTCACAGGATCGATTTCGCGCAGCCCGCGGACCGGTTCGCCCTTCTCGTCGAGCCGGGAGACCTTGCGATAACCGTATGCGATTCCGCATGCGGCGTGCCCCTGGGCGATCCGTCCGCGCGCTCCGCGCCGGACGCGGTGGGCCAAGTCTTTCCTCTGCTTGGCGTCGAATAGGCTCTGAATCGTGCCGGTGATCTCGTCGACCTCGCCCTGCATCAGGGTGAAGAGACGTGCGCCGGCGTGCTCGATCCGCTCGCGCACGGCATAGGCATCCCCTTGGTGGCGGGCGATGCGATCGGTGTGCTCGGTGAGCACCTGGTCTATTCCACCCTGCTCGAGCCGATCGAGGAGGGCGGCGATGCCAGGGCGCTGGTCTTCTGCCAGGCCGGCCGCGCCGCTGATCTCGCTGTCGTGATACTCGCCGACTATCGTCCAGCCCTCGGCGGCGGCGCGTGCCCGGCAGTCGGCCAGCTGGTCGGCGACGGAGCGCGGGTTCTGGAGGAGGCTAGAGTAACGGGCGTAGATCAGCGTGCGCATGGTTTTCCGTCATGGCCCCCCGCGACTCGTCCCGCGCCGCGGCAATGTCCCGCGCAACGTGCGCGCGCGCAAGCGCCCTGGCGAACTCGAGCAGTTCGGGGGGAGAGGCTATCATAGCAGCCCTCCGGGCTGCACTTGCTGGGCGATCTTGGCCCACTGCTCTGCGTAGACAGGATAGTCGCCGTCGCGCTCGAGGCGGCGGCGGCACTTGGGGATCCAGCGGTGGCGGGTGTCATGCTGGCCGGGCAGCCAAATGATGATCGCGTAACTGGTGGCCGAGGATGCCTTGCGGGGGCGGCCCTCGTCGTCGAGATTGAACGGGTCGAGTGCCTGGTCGCGGATCAGGCGATCGCGGAGGAGCACGACGCGCTCGACGTAGGTGACCACATAGGCCGGCGCGATCTCGGGGCGGAACAGGCTGCGGTAACGCTCGTCGCCCTCGGTGAAAGCCCCACGGACGAACATGACCACACCGCGCCGTGCCCGCTGACGGGCAAGGCGGACAAACTCGCCGGCGAGCTGGAAGGGCGGGTTGGTGAAGATCCACTCCGGCCGCCACAGGGGAGGCGCCCAGGCCGGCATGCCAGGCAGCGTGAAATCGAACAGCCGGTGGTCGCTGTATTGCTGGACGTCGCTCGCCACAACGTGGCCGAAATACTCAGCCAGCGGCCGGGTCATGAAGCCTTCGCCGCAGGCGGGCTCCCAAGCGGTCTGCATCTGCAGGCATTCGCCGAGCTGCTCGATGAGGAATTCGCAGGCCGCACGCGTCGCCCAGGGCGGGGTGGGGAAATAGTCGAGACTGGTGCGGAAGCCGCGCGGGCCGAGGCGATCGTCGGACGTCGCCTCGCGCCGCTGCATGACGGCCGTGGAGCGGTTGCCGGCGGGCTTCATGAGGCCCTACCGCGCTGCTGCTTGAGGGCCATCATCGCCCGCCCCGCTTGACAGGGTCGGTGGTGCCGATGTGCCAGTGGTTGCAGAACCGGCACTTGTAGGGCTCGAGCGTCGCGATCTCGCGCCGTTCTTCGTGGTGGCCTTTGTGACGGTGCTTCGCCCGCCGCTTGCGCCGCGCGATCACCGCATAGGCGCGCGACTTGGTGACGTAGGGTTCCTTGCCGTGGCAGGCCCAGTTGGCCAGCTGATTGGCGGGAGCGGTCATGCCGTTGCCTGCTCAAGACAGGACGGGATCTCCGCCGGCGTCACGCCGAAATGCCGGCGAGCGTGGTCGGCCCGGTAGAACACGTCGCCGCAGTGGAAGCATCTCCACCCGCCGGGCGGCACGCTGTTGAAGCCGGTTGTCGGATCCTCGGGCGAGGGCTCCCATGCCAGCGGTCCGACGTGGAAGGCGGGCGACGATCGCCGGGAGAAGCCGGTGCGCGCGGCGGTCATGCGGCGCTCCTGACGGCGGTAACCGAGCGAGGGCACCGTTGCCAAAAGGACTCCGAGCCCTTTGGTGCGCGGCGGTGCAGCCGAATGTTGATTGCAGCCGGACTCCGGTGCGTATTTATGAGGGCTTCGCTCAATTCGAGAGGAAGCCGACCATGCATCAATCCCGCCGACTTCAGCGCAAGCTCGAAGCGAACCGGCGCCACGAGAACTGCCCGCTGCCGCCACCCGAGCAGACGCACGATCGGGAAGGCCGCGCTCACAAGCTGCCGTCCATCAAGAAGGCGGGCTGATCGTTGTCGACGGCCAGAGCGAGGGCGCCGGGCTTGACCCAAATCTCGCGGGTCGAGAGGAAGAACGTCTCGCCTTGCCCGGCGAGCAGTATCGTCTCCCCGATCGTCTCCGCCATGCCGGTTGCCGCGGCCCCGGGGACGGCGTTGCCGATCCATTCCCGCTTCATCACGTGGGACCCGCCCTCGAGGTCGAACACCTCGCGGCAGCGCCAGACGCCGTCGCGGTCCTGGTAGAACAGCTCTTCGGGGTCGAAGAGCGATTGCAGCGAGGCGAGGTCGAGCGTCGTGAACGGACGGTGCCAGGTGCCATCGAGCGCGACGATGCGGCAGACCAAGCGGTCCTCGGGCTTCGGCAGCACGATCGCCTCGGCTTCGGGCGCGGCCTCGCGCGGGTCGGCGACGGAATTGAACCCGTTGTCGTGGCAGGCGGAGCCGCTGACGGCGTAGCCGGTCTGCTCCCAGGCAACGACGCCGTAGTGCCCGCCGGTCTGATAGTGCTCGCGCCGGGCATCGGCGACGCAGGCTTGCCCGCCAGTCACGCTGCGGGTGCCGGCGATCGTGCCGGCAGGATCCTCGTAGGGCGTCACGCGCAGGATATTGCGGTGACGGGTGTTGCCCCAACTCGGCCGCGGGTCGGCCACGGCAAAGGCGCCGTCCCCGGTGGTGCTGGCGCCGATGACGGCCCTCGAGCTCTTGTCGTAGGGGGTCACCTTGTATTTCGTCGTGGTGTAGCCGTCCCGTCCCTCGGGGCGGGGATCGGCGACGGCTACGCCACCCGCGGGACCGCCGGGACCGGCGATTGCCGGCGAGGAGCCGTCGAAGGGCACGATGCGGAAGACGTTGTTGAACCGCGGCTTGCCCTGCAGGCGGGGGTCGCTGACGGCGTAGGGGCCTTGCCCGACGTCCATCTTGCCCTTCACGACGCCAGCGGTCTCGTCCCATTCCAGAACGCCGTGGTGGACCGCCTTGGGGTGGCCGTTGACGCGGGGGTCGGCGACGCTGTGCGCGCCGTTGTGCGGCCGACTGGCGCCGGCGACGACGCGACCCGTATCTTCCCACCCGCGAACGCCGAGGGCCTCGTTGTGCCCGCCTTCGACCGGGCGCGGATCGGCAACCGAGAATCGTCCCTGCCCGGGCGCGCGCTGCGTCGAGATAACCGGAGCGGTGTCCCCCCAACCGTTCACGCCGAGTGCGTTGTCGCGCAGCGGAACCTCGGGCACGATGCCGAAGTCGCGGAGATTGCCGTCGACGACGGCGAGGTCGTTGAGCGCCCGCCAGTCCTTCCCCGCCGGCACCAGCGCGAGGCGAACCCAGGTCTTCCATTGCAGCGCCGGAACCCGGTGCATCGGCCCCGCGATCGGGTCGCCGGGGAGCGGCAGCTTGCCGATGACCTCGCCGACGCCGCGCAGCCGGTGGTGCTTGGGCTGATAGACGAACGGCGGGATCAGCTCCATGTGGCGGGCGATCAACAGCGCGCGCTTCCGGCTCTGCGCCAGGTTGCCGATGACGCCGCAGTCGTGGGTATTGAGGTTGACGCTGTAGCCCGCGGCGCGCAGCAGCGCGGTGATTTGATCGAGCAGCCATTTGCCGCGGGTCAGGATCCTCGGCACGTTCTCGAACAGCACAATCGGGATAGGGTCGTCCCGGTATGCCTCGAGCAGCAGCCAGACGCCGCGCAGGGTGAGGCGGTTCAGCGCCTGGTACTTGTCCGTCTTGCTCTGAGTCGACGACAGCAGCCCGGAGAACCCCTTGCAGGGCGCCGAGAGGAACACGACGTCGGGGCGCACCGGCCCATAGGCACGGCGGATGTCGGCCGGAGTTGCCTCGCGCCAGTCGGCGGGCGGTTCGCGGCCGTGGAACGCCTCGTATTGCTGGCGATCGAACAGGTCCAGGACCGTCCCTTTGCAGCCGGTCATGCGCTCGAAATTGAGGATGGCGCCGGGATCGACGTCGATGCCGCCGACGCAGACGAACTTGCCCTGCACGTTGCCGACGCGCGGGGCGGCGAGGTTGAAGCCGCGGGCCCCGACGCCGATGCCGCAGAACATATGAGCGTGGCGAATCTCGCGGATGGCGGTGATCGGTGCGAGTTTCATGCGAACGGGTTCCAGCGGCCGGCGACGAAGAGGGCGATGGCGAACCATGCGGCGCCGGCGGCGGCGCCGAGGGCGAGGCCGAGCGCCGTGGTGAGGCGCGGGTGTGCGGCGAGGAAGCGATGCATGTGTCAGTCCCTCATCATCCATGGGGCGTTTTCGGGGGGCGGGGCCTTGGGTCGATCGAGGCCCGCGATGAACTCGGCGGCCCTGCGTTTCGAGGCGCGGTGATCGCTCCAGCGGCCCTGGCGGAAAGCCTCGGTGACCTCGGTGCGGATGTCGCCCGGGAGGCGGCGCCAGCAGCTATCGCACAGACGCTGCCAGCGGAGGCGCGTGGCGCCACAACCGGGGACGTCGCAGGTGTGCTGGCGGCGGGCCATGGCTAGTGGCTCATCAGCAAGGTGGGCTTGGCGAAGGCCCGATCGGTGGCCTGCCAGATCGCGCCGACCTGCCGGCTCTTCTGGATCGCGGGAGTCACGCCGCGATCCTCGCGCCATCGGGATCCGCGAGGTCGCGGGCGGCGCCGTTGCGGACGAGGTTGGCGATGGCGGCGTCGAATCCCGCAAGGCGCAGGCTGGCGCGGTGATCGGTGATCGGCCGCGCCGGACTCACTGTGACGTAGCCGGGAGCGCAGTCGTCGCAGCGCAGCTCGTCGCCCCGCAGAATCCAGCCCGGCGGGAGCTGGTCGATCAGCCCGACGAACTCGCGATCGCAGCGCGAGCAGCCCCAGGTAGCGACCGGCTTCACGACAGCGCCTCCAACAGGGCGGCGACGACGACGCCGGCCGCCAGCACGACGATGGTCGTGAGGCGGAAGATGTGCCGGCGATCCGAACCGAGCCGCTGCGTGAGGACAGGGCCGCGGCAGGCCCTGCAACCGCATGAAATGGGATGAAGCTCAGGCATGGACGACCTCCTTCGGAGAGTGCCCCCGGGCCTTGGCCCGGAGAGCGTGGGTGAGGCGGGCGTTGACGTGGGTCAGGCGCTCGGGTTCCAGGTGCCAGCGCATGGCGATGACCAGGTGGGCCTGCTGCTCGAGCTCGGCGTCAAAGCCGCCGCGTTCGCGCGCGACGGCGGCGATCGTGCGCAGGCTGTCGTCGAGCGCCTCGCGCCGCGCGGCGATGGTGGCGACGGGGGCGATGTCGCCCTCTCCGGTGCAGATCCAGCGCCAGTCGGCGGCGATCTGGCGGAACAGCTCCAGCTGGCGGGCGGCGACGTCGGGGGCGATCTGGCCCGCGGCGATCATGGCGGGGAAGCGCTTCTCGCGCGAGGCGAGCATGCGCTCGGCCATCGCGAGCAGCTCGGGAAAGTCGTGACGGAGGCAGGGCGGATCTTCCGCCTCGATCCCCTGCCAGACGCGGGTGTGACCTGGCGCGCTGCCGAGCGTCATATGATCGGCTCCTCGCCGCGGGCCGGCTGCTGGAAGACCCAGCAGCGGGTGGAGCGGCCATCGGGGGTGTTGATCGGGTGGTTGCGGGCGACGAACTTGCGCGACTGCGAGTTCGGCAGCAGCTTCTTGAGCTTGTCCATCGGCGGCGGGTTGAGGCCGGCGTTGCGGCAGCGGCTCTCGAAGTGAGGCAGGTTGACCGCGATCAGCGTGTCGCGCTTTCGGTGCTGATTGACGCTCTTGCCCTCGTCCCAGGCGGCCCGATCCTCGCGGGAGAGCAGGTACTCGTACTTGTCCCAGAAATCGGCCACGAGCGGGTGATCGCCGCCGACCGCCTGCTGGCGGTCGATCGCCATCGCATCGACCAGCTGCAGCGTCTCGGCGATCCAGTCGGCGCGGCAGGTAGGGAACAGGTGCGCCAGCGCTTCGACGGCGGCGGCGAGCTGGCTGTGCGTCTTGATCGGGCGGGCGTTGTAGAGCCCGTCGACCCGCTTGGGCATCGCCTCGTCATGATGGGCGAAACGATCGAAGAAGAAGGGGAGGAACTTGGCCTCGTTGCGGACGACGTGGATGATCGTCCCCGAGAGCTCCTCCATCGGCCATCCCTCGAGCCGGACGGCGGATTCGCGGGTCGCGGCGCTCCAGCGCGACTTGTCGATGTTCATCGACATGAGCCGCTCGAGCACGGCCGGAATCGCGTCGATCCGGTCGTTCTGCATGAGGTAGATCGAGCCGAGGAAGGGCGGCTCGTCGGTTTCGTAGCCGCCGCTCTTGCGCCCGATGCCGCGCGGGCTGCGCCCGTTGTAGAGCACGAGCAGCTCGTTGTAGTCGAACTGGCGGGCGTGGCCGGCGTCTTCCTCGCGCCGCCCCTCGATCAGGCCGACCGGTAGGTTGGAGACCTTGACCAGGCTGCGGGCGAGAAAGGCGCGGGTGGCCTTGTTCGGATCGAAGCCCTCGTAGCCGGCCCGGCCGAGCAGCTTCCACATGAACTCGATCAGGGTAGACTTGCCGGATCCCGGGTCGCCGGTGATCTCGAGGAAGCCGAGCGACTTGTGCTTCTCGCGGATCTGCACCGCGAACAGCGACATGACGAAGAAGGCGAGCGCGACGATGCCCTTGGGACCGAACGCCACCCAGAGATCGTCGAGCCATTTGAAAGTGATCCGGTCGGGATCGTAGTCGATCTCGAGCAGGCGCTCGGTGGTGCGCAGCTTCACCGCCGCGCGGCCGATATCGAAGTAGTCCTCCGAGTTGGCCTTGATCAGCCGCCCGCCGTGCACGGCGAGATCGCCGAAAACCCAGGCGCGGTGGCGAGACGAGTAGCCGGTGAAGGGGATCGGCTCGACCTTCTTAAGCCGGCGGATCTGGCCGCGAACGATGCGGTCGAGCTGTTCCTGCGTGCCGGCCCACATGCCCGCGAAGGCCATCAGGCGCTTCTTGAACTCCGCCGAGTTGGCGATCGCGTTGTTGGAGAAGCGCGCCTTGACCGAGTCCTGCTCGAACGGGAAGTCGATCTGCAGGTAGTAGTCGGTCTGATCCTCGATCTCGTCGCGCTCGCGGTAGAGAAGCCGGAAGGCGCAGTTGGCGATCTCGCGGATGTCGATCTGGCGCCCGCCTTCATCGTCCGGCTTGACGGTGCACCACCACAGCCGATTGCCGTGGCGGAAGTCGAAGGAGGTGAGGCGCCGAACCTGTTTCTCGGCGCGCTCGAGGATGAGGCTGGCCTTCTCGTACGGAGTCTCGGCGATCGTCAGGGCGCCGTTGTGGAGGTACTCCTCGATACTGGTGTCGCTGAGCGGGGCCTCGTCGGGCTCGCCGTTCCACGCCTGGTGGCGCAGCAGCAGGTCGTTCCAGTCGAGCTTCGTCCCTTCGCCGTCCGGGCGGACCTGGGCGCAGACTGCCTCCCATCCCTCGCGGCGGGCGCGGGCGATGTGCTTGCGGCTGTAGTGGACGCCGGCGGCGCCGACATCGAAAGCGAACACCAGGCGGGGCCGCTGGCGCAGCTTCTGCGCCTCGACCGCCGCGCGCAGGTCGGCGAGAAAGTGCTCGGGGTAGGGGCCGGTCGACATGTTCGACACAGCCGGCCGCCCGACCATGGTCAGCGCGACGGCATCGAAGATGCCCTCGGTGATCCAGACATCTTCCTCCCGGGCGAGGCTGTCGATTGTCAGGGTGTTGGGGAGCCAGCAGTGGCCACCCCATACCGCCTTCGGCTTGAAGTGCGCCTTCTTGTCGAACCGGCCGGGGCGGTCGATGATCCGTTCCCACCAGGCGCCGTTGATCGGGTCGCCGATCGGAAAGCGAATGGTGGCCGAGGTCTGCCCGGTGTCGCGGTCGCGGTAGAGTTCCTGCGAGTAGGTGCCGCGCAGATAGCGCAGGTCGAGCCCGCGTTCGTGCAGCATGTAGGCGTCGGCCGCGGCAGTGGGGTTCTCGTCGTCGGGCGGGAAGCGTTTGGACCAGTCTTCGAACAGATCCGGCAGCTGGTTGCGGACGGTGTCTTCCCAACCACAGCGATCGGCCCGGCCGCAGCGCAGGACCTTGGGATCCTTCGCCGCGGTGAACAGCTCCCACTTGCCGCATTGCGGGCACTGGCCTTCCTGCAGCCAGTTGCCGCGCGTCTTGCGAAAACGGAACCTCTCCTGGAGGCCCTTGAGGATGTCCTGCTCGAGGTTCACCAGGAGCTGGCCTCCGGCGTGTCGAAGGGGCAAAGCGGGAATTTGCAGGGCGTCAGCCGCCAGTGGCCGCAACGTGAGCACTTGCCCTGGACGGGTGCGGCGCGGTGGATGTCGGGACATTCGACCCGCACAGGGGGGACCGCCACCGGCTTGACCCCGTCGATTTCGGCCAGCGTCCGGTGGTCGCGATAGGGCCACGGACGGGGTGCCGCGCGCGGGGGCTCCTGCCCGGCGAGCTCGCCAGCAAGGTCAAGCTTGCGCAGGGCGTCGCGCAGCACATCGGCGATCGCGGCGGCCTCGGCCGGAGTGTAGAAGCGCATGCGGGTGACACTGGCGCCCTGGCGCTCGATCAGCCCGACCAACGGTACGTCTATGCCGACCTCGGGATCGCCTTGCGGTTTAGCAAAGGCGGCGAAGGTGCGCGGTGCGTCGGCGTAGGGATAGCTCGCGCGCGTGGTGAAAGTGGCGGCGCTCACAGCACACCCCCGATCGAGGACTCGTAGGTCTCGATGAAAGCCGGCATGTCGTCGACGCCGAGGGTGTCATCGTCGGGCGTCAGATCCTCGAAACTGCGCCACAGCGCCCAGGCGTTGCCGCTGATCGCCGTCATCCTGCCGGGCTGGTTGCGCTCCATAGCGCGCTGCAGCACCCGGGCTGCCGAACCCTCCATCATGCCAGCCACCACAGGAGCACGGCGATCGCCGGGACGAGCGTTGCGGCGCCGAGCGCCCACACCACGACACGGGCGCCGGCAGCGATCTCGCGGGGATCTTCGTCGCCGTCGTGCGCCAGCCAGTATTCGGCCGGCGGAAATTCGGGAGCCCTGGGCTGGCTGGTCGGATCGGAGTGAACAGGCATGAATTCCCCCTTCGGCCGGAGCGCGGCCGTTGTTGGCGGTTTCGGGATGCGGTGGATTGCTGGCGGCGGGTCAGCCGCCGGGCGGGTGAAAGCCCGACGGATCGAACATGCTGATCTGATCGGGATCAGACCCGTCGCGTGCCGGCGGATAGACGTGCGGCACGTCCTCGCGCGGGCAGACCGGAAGGTCGACCGGCTGCGGCAGGTTGCCGACGACGAGGGTATCGCGAAACGATACCTGGCTGCGGAAGACGTGGCCGCAGCCGCTGTTGGTGCAGTGGCACACCAGGTGCTTGACGGTGGCCGACATCCGATCGGACTTGCGGATGAACGCCGGCGCCTCGCACTTGGGGCAGGTGATGAAGGCGCTGTCCTTCGCGGGTGCCCCACCGCTGCGCAGCTGGAACCGCAGGGGGGCCTCGACCAGCGGGCCGCGGGCAATGGTCGGTTGTGCGTTCATGACGGGATCGCCGCCAGCGCATCGGTCATCTTTCCGATGGCTTCCTCGAGCTCGGTGCGAGCGGTGCGCCTGACTTCCGGGTCGGGCGACTGCGCCACCGCGATGAGCGCCGCCACAGCCTCCCCCGCTTCCCTCGCGGTCTCACCGGCGAGCGCGGCGAGGTCGGACCCCGCCGCTTCGCGCGTGGCGATGCCAAGCCGCAAGCCATGGAGCCTGTGGAACGGCGCGTGAGCTCCGCCCGCGTCGAGATAGGCTGCATCGAGCCGCTCGGCGTCGATCCGCCTGATCTCCGTCTCGCAGTCAGGATCCGACCAGTAGCGCACGGTTCGCGGATTGCGGCCGACGATGGCGGCGCACCGATCCCAACCGATCAGCTCCGCGATCTGCGCCAGCGCGCTATGGTCGGTGAGCGGGTCGCGGCGCTTGGTCATGCCCGCCCCCCCTTCAAAACTGACGCGCGATTGAAAGAGACGCCGAAGCGGCGGCCCGCTAGCGGGGCGCGACGGGTCGCATCGGAAAACGCGCACACAAGATGAATGATCCCCTCCCGCATGGGTCACCCCGCCTGCGCGTAGCGCTCGCCGAGCGCGAGCCGGTCGGCCCGGCTGCTGGCGCGGCGATCGAGGCCGACGAAGCGAAGAGGCGCGGCCTGATCGACCATGTCTTCTCGCGGGTAGATGTCGGGCCGAAGGCAGTAGCGGGGGACGCCGGTGGCCGCCTCGGCCCTGAGGACGTACTCGGCAGGCATGCGCTTGGAGCTTTGCAGCCACTTCCAGACCGCAGTTTGCGACACGCCGCAGATTCGGGCGAGGCCGCTCTGGCCATTGGCACGCTCCACCGCGAGCCGGAGCGCTTCGAATGGAGTGAGAGCCATAACCATAGGTGTAGCTAAAACCGACGGTGTAATCATGTCAACACCGAAAATGCACGCGTCGTCCTATAACGACGGGTGTAAGGCGTCACACATGCACGTTGACGCAGACCGCCTGAGGGGATTGCTGGATCTTCGGGACATCTCGCAGAGCGAGCTCGCGCGGCGCGTCGGCATTTCGCAGTCGGCGATCCACAAGCTGGTGAGCGGCCACGGTCAGGGCTCCAAGTACATCCATCGGATCGCGGAGGAGCTCGGCACGACGCCGGGGTACCTGACGCGCGATTCCAACGTCCTCGAGCCGCCGGAAGGGACCGTCGCCTATCAGAACCACCTTAAGTTCATCGCGGCCGAGAACACTGCGTCCGTCAGCCGTGGCCTGCTCGGCGACAAGCGACAGCGTCGCGGCGCAGCCGATGACACAGTGGAGGTGGCCGAAATCGACCCGCGATTCGGGCTGGGCGGTGCCTTCATGGACGAGCACGCCGTTCCGGAAATGCGCACGTTCTCACGCGCCTGGCTGCGGCAGATTACGAAATCGCCACCCGATCAGCTC